GTCACGACGCAGATCGAGGGCATTTGCGCCAGTGCCGCAACCATCGTGGCAAGTCATTGCAAGGTGGTCAAGGCGGCGGAAGATGCAACCTACATGATCCATCCCATCCGGGTGAACCCGAACGGGTTTGTGGACATGGCGGGCTTGCAGCAGCTTATGGATGCGCTGACCGTGATGCGTACCAACGTGCTGAACCAGTACGCCAAAAAGACCGGCCACACCGTCGAGGAAGTGGCGGCGTGGATGGATGCTACATCGTGGTGGTCTGCAAACGAAGCCAAAGAACACGGCTTTGTGGATGAAGTCACGACCGGCAACCAAACCAAGGCACAGGTCGAAAACCGAAACGGTGCGCTGTTCATCAACAGCGTTGCCGTGCCGGGTGCTTTCGACGATGCCCCTGAATTTGTACGAAACCGCGCTGTGGTGGCCCCTGCCGCAGAGGGCGGTTTTGTAAATACCACCGACAACAGCAACCCGGCGGAAGAGCCGGACAACGACAACGGAGGAACCGAAATGGAGTTCAAGAACAAAGAAGAGCTTCGGGCGGGCTGTCCTGATCTGGTCAATGAGATCGTGAACGATGCCCGTGCAGAAGCACAGAAGCAGGAACGTGACCGTCTTGCCGCCATTGACGAGATCGCAGACACCATCCCGTCCGAGCTGGTGGCAGAAGCCAAGTATGGCGCAAAGGCTTGCACCGCACAGGAGCTTACCTACCGCGCCGCTCTGGATGCAAAGAAGAAAGGCCATAAGCTGCTGGACGATGTGCAGGACGACGCACAGGCCAGCGGAGCAAATGCCGTGGGCGGTGCAACCGCTGGCGGTGTGGGCGGTACTGGCGTGACCAACACCAAGCCGACCGATGCCGAGAAGCGGGCCGCTTTCAAGAACCTGCTGCACCCCAAAAAGGAGGACTGACCTATGGCAACTAAGATGCTGAGTGAAAAGCTGGGCGAGGTCGAGTACGACAACCTGATCGTGGGGCTGACCCCGCCCAAGCGAGTCGGTGCTGGAAAAATTGCCAGTGTCGGAAGCAAGGAAGCTACCTACACCCGCGGGACTGTGTTCGCAAAGAGTGCAAAGGACGGCAAGCTGTACATTCTGGGCAGCACCGCCGCTTCCGGCGACACGCTGACCGCAGATTGCATCCTGACCGACGAAGTGACCGTACCGGCCACCGGCGATGCAACCACCACCGTTTATCTGGCAGGCTGTTTCAACCCCGACAAACTGGTGGTCAAAGACGAGTACACCATGACCGAAGCGGACAAGAGCGCACTGCGCATGAACGGCATTGCAGTCCTGCCCGTGACTGAGATGTGAAAGGAGGATACATACAATGGCTGAGATTCTTCTGAATTTCTTCGACAACATCATTCTGGCAGCAGCCGTTGAAGAGGTCGTCCCGGCGGTCGGCTTCTTCAAAGATCGCTATTTCCCGACCGGCGCAGGTGACATTTTCAAGGCTGACAAGGTTATTACCGAGTACCGCGACGGCGACCGCAAACTGGCCGCGTTTGTTGCTCCCCGTGTTGGCGACATTCCCATGACCCGCCGCGGCTATGAGATCACCAGCATCCAGCCCGCCTACATCGCACCGTCCCGTCTGCTGACGCTGGACGAGCTGACTAAGCGCGGCTTTGGCGAAGCAATCTATCCCGGCATGGACGAGCAGCAGAGAGCCGCCCGCCTGCTGGTGGATGATATGGCCGACATGGATGCCCGCATTACCCGCCGCGAAGAGTGGATGGCTGCGCAGACCATGATTAACAACGGCTGCGATATGGTGGAGTACATCGACGATGTGACGCAGGGCGACACCAAGCAGGTGCGCTTCTTCACCGGCGAAAAGAGCGACCACCTGTATACCGTGGCAAAGAAGTGGAACGAGACTGGCGGCGATTATCGAAGCGATGTGCGTAATATGTGCCGTATGCTGTCCGCTCGTGGCCTGCCTGCCGCCGATCTGGTCCTCGGAACGGATGTTGCTGATTACATCCTGACCGATGAAGCAACCCAGCGGCTTCTGGACAAGAACAGCGGTATCATCACCGGCGAGATTCGCCAGCAGCTTTCCAAGTACGACGGTGTTGTGCTCATGGGTACTCTGAACTTCGGCGGCTTCATGCTCACCGTGTTCAGCGTTGATGAAACCTACTCCGACGACAACGGCCTGACGAAGAAGTATTTCCCCGCCGATGCTGCCATGGTGACTGCTCCCAACTGCGGCCACATGATGTACGGCTCCATCACCCAGATGGATTACGGTCAGGTGAACTACTCGACCTACGCCGCAAAGCGTGTTCCGAAGTTCGTCGTGGATCAGGACAAGGACACCCGCAAGCTCCGTCTGGGCTGTCGTCCTCTGGCCGCTCCCAAGAACAGAAACCCGTACATCTTCGCCGCAAACGTGGTGGGCTAAACCGGAAAGGAGCAGCTACATGAAGATCGTTCAGATCATCGCCGGTGGTTACGGCCACCGCCCCAAGGTACACGCCCCCGCCAAGCTGATTATGGCGGGGGAATTTGTTTGCCTTGATGATGCCGAAGCTGACCGCCTTGTGCAGCAGGGCGTGGCAGTCTATGGCGAACCGGACGAGGAAACCCGCGAGATTGTGGAACAGGCAGATGCCGACGGCAACGAGCCTGAACCGCACCCCGCCGCGGCGGACAAAACGCCCCGCAGGAAGGCCCGCAAGACCTCTGCGGAGTAAACGGGTGCGACCATGACCGACTTTCTGGAAATGGCAATGGCTGACATTGACGAGGTTTTCTTTCAAGAGTTTGTCGAAAAGCACACCATCGACGGAGAAGAGTTCGATGTTGTGCCGTATGAGGTAGACCTGAGAGAACGCAAGTCGCACTGGGAAGCCGGAGCCAAACAAAACTTCGACCAAGGACTGTATATTTCTCAAAAGCAGTTTTTTGTTCGCGTTGCTGATTATGGCCCTGCTCCTAAAATCGGGAAACCGATGGAGTACGACAAGATCACCTACTCGGTGAAGAGCTGCCAGACAGAACATGGTCTGTATTTGGTCACGTTGGAGAGGGTGCGGCAGTAATGGCAAAAGCAATCTATGACGTGCAAGTGCCAAACATCGGTGAGGTGGAACGTGCGCTCGGCGATCTGCATGACAAGGCTCCCAGAGCCATGAAGAATGCAGTCAACCAGACCGCCACGAGAGCCAAGAACATGATGGTTCGGCAGGCACGGCTTCGGTACGCCGTCAATTCCGCCGGTCGCCGCCACCTGAATGCGTTGAAAATCCGCAACAGGGCGACGACGCAGAACCCCACGGCGGAGATTTTTATTTCCAGCCGCCGAAACGATCTGGGCGATTTTCAGTCAAACCCGGCTGTTCCTCACATGGGAACAAGCTGGGTTTTGTCGCCTGAGTTCCACACCTCCCGTGTCTTGAAGAAAAATCCGATGGCCCCGCTGACCGGCGGACAGACCGATTACGGTCAGGCGAGTAAGGGCTTTCTGGTGAAGTTCGACAGTGGACACGTTGGCATGGTGCAGAGGATTCTCGGTCGTCCGGCGACAAACCCGAAATCGACAAGATGGAGGAACAGGAACGGCATCGTAGAAAAACTCTACACCATGTCCAGCCCGTCGGCCAGTGCTATGCACAGTACGGTATGGCGGGAAGAGGTGGAGCCGGACAGCGAGATCATCTTGCAGGAGCGGTTACAGCATGAGGTGTCCAAGATTCTGCTGCAAGCCGGGAGGAAAGCAAAGTGAGAGAAAGCAACTATACGCCGGTTGACGCTGTGAAGTGTCTGCACGAAGAGCTTGAAAAACTCTTTGAGGGCAAGACGTTCAGCGGTCAGGGCAAAGATAAGCCGCTCAACATCTTCGACTTTGAATTTCCGACCGACTTCGGCAACGACGAAGATGTGGACACAGTAGCCGCCGCCGCCCCGTTTATTCTGGTCAAGGCCGCAGGTTGGAGCATCGACAAGATGGAAGAACCGGAACTGGTGGACATGAGCCTGATTATTTGTACATACCAGACACCCAGCCGCAATAAGGCGGAGGGAGCGCGGGACATGAAAGCCCCGGCGGTGCTGGATTTGTACAACATCATGCAGGATTTGGCCCAGCATTTCCGCGTCTACAACGTCTTTGGCGATTACTTCAACGTGCTGCTCCCCATTGATTGTGCGATCCAGCAGGATAACACAAGTCCGTACTACTTCGCTACCGTGCAGATGGACGTGACCTGCCCCAGCATGAGCAGCGAGAACAACCCGGAAATTGAGGTGTTAATATGAGCGAGAGAAAGCAGACCGCCGCAGAGAATACCGCAGCGGTGGAAAAGACCGGCCCTGTTGTGTACTGTGGCCCGTCCGTAAAGAACACTGTGAAGCAGTTTACCGTGTACAGCGACGGCGACGCGCTGCCGGATGCGGTGACTGACTTCCTGAACAGAATCCCGGCGGCACGGGGCCTGATGGTTCCCATCGCCGACTTCGCAAATACTCGCGCAGCTCTGGAAAACCCCAAGAGCGGCGCGGGTATTATTTTTGCCGCGGTTAAGGCGGCACTGAACTAAAGGAGGGAGTAACGCATGGCAGTTTATAAGCATGGCGTTTACGTCACTGAGCAGCCGACCGGTGTTGTTGCGCCGGTACAGTCTACCGCTGGTTTGCAGGTGGTGATCGGTACTGCGCCGATCAACCGTGCCAGCGACCCCTATCACTGCACCAACACACCGATGCTGGCAAACACCCTGAAAGGTGCGACCGCAGCGGTCGGTTATAGCAACGACTACGACAAGTACACCATCTGTCAGAGCATGGGGGCCTGTTTCAAGGTGATGGGCGTTGCGCCGGTGATCCTGATTAACGTCCTCGACCCCAACAAGCACAAGAAGGACATGGCAGAAACCACCGTGCAGGTCAACAGTGGCGTTGCAACTGTGGAGCAGAAAGACATTCTGCTGGACAAGCTGGTTGTCAAGTCCGCATCTACGACCCTGACCGCTGGCACGGACTACACCGCAGCCTTTGACGATGACGGTTATGTGACCATTGCCATCATCCCCGGCGGAAAGGCCGCGAGCGCAACCAGCCTGACCGTGAGTGGTGTGCAGATCGACCCCGATGCCGTTACCGCCGCCGACATTGTGGGCGGTGTGAATGCCAAGGGCGTAGAAACCGGCATGGAGGTAATCCGTCAGATTTACCCCGCGCTGAACATGACCCCCGGTATTCTGCTGGCTCCCGGTTGGTCGGAGAATGCTACCGTTGCTGCTGGCTTGCAGGCGAAAACCGGCAACATCAACGGCGTGTTCCGGGCTGTTTGTATCGTGGATATTGACAGCTCTGCCACAGGCGCAACCACCTACACCGAGGTAAAGCAGCAGAAAGAGAAGCAGGCGGTCACTAGCCCGAACTGCTACCCTGTCTGGCTGTATGCCAAGGTGGGCGATGTGGTCTATGCCGGTTCTGCTATGGCCGCTGCACTGACCGTGGCGACCGATGCAGCCAATGGCGACATTCCCTATGTCAGCCCGTCCAACAAGACGCTGGCAATCTCCGCCGCCTGCCTGAAAGACGGCACGGAAGTGCTGCTGGATCAGGAGCAGGCAAACGTCGTCAACTCGTTCGGCGTGGCAACGTGGCTGAACATGAACGGCTTCCGTCTGTGGGGCAACAATACGGCCTGCTACCCCGGCAACACCGACCCCAAGGATCGCTGGTTCAGCGTCCGCCGCTTTATGAGCTGGGACGATAACACGTTCATTCAGACCTACTTCCAGAAAGTCGATGATCCGCTGAACAAAAGGCTTATCGAAGCTCTGGTGGACAGCGAGAACGTGCGCGGCAACAGCTTTGTTTCCCGCGGCATCTGCGCCCGCCATGAGATTCAGTACATCGAGAGCGAGAACCCGACCACCTCGCTGCTGAATGGCTGCATCACGTTCCACAAGTACCTGTCCCCGTTCAACCCGGCGGAGGACATCGAAGAGCTGGTGGAGTTCGACCCCAACGCGATCTCTGACGCGCTGGGCGGCTAAACGAGAAAGGAGGATATGAGTTATGGCACTGGATACTAACCTGACCCCGGAAATTGTCAACAGTTTCAACGTCTACATTGACGGCGTGAAAGCCATCGGCACGGCCCCGGAGATCACCCTGCCGCAGATCACCTCGGAAACTATTGATGTTTCCGGTTCTGGCATCCTCGGCAAGATCAGCGCACCGAACATCGGCCAGTTTGAGAGCATCGAGCAGGAGGTTTCTTTCAACCTCGTGTATTCGAGCTTTGTCAACGTGCTGTCCCCGAAGCGTCAGGTCAATCTGACTTTCCGTGTGGCGCAGCAGGCGGTCGATAAGAGCCTTGGCTATGCCTACAAGGGCCTGCGAATCGTCGAGATCGGTCGTGTCAAAGAGTTCACTCCCGGCAAGATCAAGGCGGGCGAGGGCATGGAAGCAAAGGTCAAGCTCGAATTGACGTACCTCATGATCGAGAACGACGGCGAAGAGATTATCGCCATCGACAAACTGAACGGTATCTACCGTGTGCAGGGTGAGGATATGCTGGCGGATGTTGCCGCTCTGATCTGATCCCAAAGGAAACGAATGACCGCCCCGAAAGACCGGGGCGGTCAATTTTTTGTATCTGACAGAAAGGAAACTTCATCATGGAGAAGAACATTTCTACCGCCGCAGAGCAGACCAAAACCGCAGAGGTCAAGAAGAACCCGAAGATCATCGAGCTGGCCCGTCCCTATAAATTCGACGACAAGGAGTATACCGAGATCGACCTGTCCGGTCTGGACGGCCTGACCATCAAGGACGCGGTGCTTATCATCAAGAAGCTGTACAACGAGGGTGAGCTGGCCGCGATGATTACCCCCGAAACTGCCACCGCATACACCGACGCTCTGGCCGCAGCAGCAACGAAGCTCCCCATTGAGTTCTTCCAGTTGCTTCCCATCGGCGCAAGCAAAAAGGTACGCCAGACCGTACAGGCATCCCTCCGCAGCGCGACGGCAGAGGACGGCGACGACAAGGACGATCATAGCCACGTCATGAAGTTCGGCAAGCCCTATACCTACAAGGGCGAAACCTACACTTCCATTGATCTGTCCGGTGTCGCCAACATGACCGGCATGAATGTCCGTCAGGCGGAGAACCGCATGGAGGAAGAGGACATTCGCGCAGCAGAAAAGACCCTGAACTACTACTACTGCTGCCTGATCGCTTCTATGGCGACCGGCAAGGATGTTGCGTTCTTCCTCGGCCTGCCCCTGTCGGAAGCTGTGCAGCTCCGCGCAGGTGTCAACCACAAGGATTTTTTCGCTTAAAGGGCGGCTACAAAACAATCAGAAAGGCGGCGATAGCTCTCGCCACAGTCACGCACACAAGCGCAGATTTTTACCTGAACTTGCCTGTGCGTGAGCTGGTGGAGATTCACGGGGAGGTTGCGGAGGAATGGCAAAAAATCAAGAACTAGAGCTTTCCATCCTGATCGGCGGTCACGTTGACAATTCGCTTGCACAAGCGGTTAAGCTGGCGAACACGCAGATCGGGAGCGTTGCAAACGGAGCATCGAAGTTCGCGGCGAATATTGCCAAAGGCGCAGTAGCCGCCGCCGGTGGCGTAGCCGCGGGAGTGGTGAACACCACGAAAGAAGCGGTGGCGTTTGAAAGCGAAATGCTGGATGTGACAAAGTACGTTAGCGGCCTGACGGACGACAACGGAAAAGTCGTCAAGGAAAACTACGATGAAATGTCGAAAGGCATTCTTGATTTAAGCACCCAGATTCCGTACACCGCCGAAGAGCTGACCCGCCTTGCGGCTGCTGCTGGTCAGTCCGGCAAGAACATGGACGACTTGCTTGGCAAGGAGCAGTTCTTGAAAGACGTTGCCGAAATGGGAACGGCTATGGATATTTCCGCAGATCAGGCGGGCGACTGGGCCGCAAAGTGGGAAGTTGCGTTTGATACGGATCATGAGGGTGTCATGAAGCTGGCCGACCAGATCAACTATCTGGGTGCGCATTATGCGACGACCGCCGCAGAAATTGCACAGACGGTGAACGATACCGGCTCCCTTGGCATGATCGCCGGTATGGACACGGATCAAACAGCGGCCCTGTCCACCGCTCTGCTGGCGATGGGCGTAAACTCCAACACAGTCGCAACGTCCATTCGCCGTATGTACACCAACTTGACGATGGGCTCCAAAGCAACAAAGGCACAGCATGAAGCCTTTGAAGAGTTGGGGTTCAGCGCAACACAGTTTGCAAAAGATATGCAAAAGGTCGATGCAAACGGCAAGTCCCTTGCACCGGAAGCATTGAAACGGCTCTTCACAGCAATAGGCCAGCAGGACGAGGATAAACAGGTTGGCTATCTGAAAACGCTGCTCGGCCAATGGGCCATTGAGAGCGGCGCAAAGCTGACCGGAAACCTCAAACTGTTCGTGGACACGCTGGACGATGTAAGCGATGCTTCTAAATACACTGGCAGTATGTACAAGGAGTTTATGCTGAAATGCGAAACCTCCGAATCCGTACTGGAAATGTTGAGCAACGCGTGGCGGGCTGTCCGTATCGAGGTTGGAAACAATTTCCTGCCAATTCTGAAAGACGTTGCGGGGTTTGGGCTTGATAAGCTGAACGACTTCCGCGCAGCCCTGCCGGATATAACGGCACGGGTAAAGGAAGTAATCGAGTACCTGCTGAATAATGGCGACAAGGTAGCCGCCACAATCGGCGGCATCGGTGCGGCGTGGGCTGGTATGAGGTTCGCACCGCAGATTCTTCAAGTCGTCAGCGGGGTCACAAAGGGCGTGAGCGGGGCCACCACCGGCGGCGGGAAGATTTTCAACGGTATCCGCACCATTGCCAGCGGCATGAGCTACGGCGCACAGATGGCGGGCATCCAGCCTCCGTCCATCGGCCCGCAGCCGCAAAACTCGTTCCTGAAAAATATTGCGACTAAGGCGAACGGTGCGGGTGTTGGCCTGTGGGCTACACTGAAAAACTTTACCGGCCTGACAAAGAACGATGGAAAAACAAAAATCGACTTTGTTCGAGACGTTATGGGCGCATCGGAACGCGGGCAGACCATCCGGCAGAGCTTCCCTTATATCAACGGCGTTATGTCTGCCGCGTCTGACTTCGGAAAGACGAAAATCGCATCCGGCATCGGTGGCGTTACCAAGCAGATTTTCACGGGAATCATCGGCCCGAATGGTATCGACGTGGCGAAACTTGCAGGAGGACTAAAAAACTTCGGTGGGGCTACGGCTGCTGTATTTGGAGCGATGCCCGGAAATGCTGCAAAAGCTGGCGTGAATTTCCTCTCAAAGATGAACTTTGCAAATGGTACTGGTTTGGGAAGAACCATCTACCGAATGGCAAACAGCACGCAGGGATTGAGCGGAAAGGCTGCTCTTGCACAGATGGGGTACATCTTCAACCAGACGCGCCCCGGACAAGTGCTGTCTGGCGCAACCGGATTTGTTAAAAATGCAGCTCCGGCGGTGGCAGACTTCGGCGGCAAGGCGTTCGGGCTGGGCAAGGCCGTGGCATCGCCCGTCCTGAAAGGCGGCTTCAACATCTTCGCGGGCCTTATGTCCACATTCGGCCCGGTGATCGCCGGTCTTGGTTCTGTGATCGCGGTGGTCAGCCTGCTGGGAGATCACTTCGAGGACATTCGCCAGATCATCGGACAGGTGTTTGGCGAAAAGGGCCTGACGCTCTTTGATGGATTCACCGGGAAAGTGCAGGGCATCGCAGGGAACATCCACGACACATTGGCCGGTGCGTTCTCACTGGAAAACCTGCAAAATATCCAGCAGAGTTTGAGCGGGAAAAGCATCTTCGGCATCGACGATCTGGGAACTACGTTCGGCGCGGTGATCCCGATTATCGAGTCGGTAAAGGGTTTGATTGGTCAGATCGTAGACCTCGGCGCGAACCACATTAAGCCGCTGTTGGCAGATGTGTTGAGCTTCGCGGTAAACGATTTGTTCCCGGCGGTGTCGCCGCTGATAAGCATGATTATCAGTCTGGTCGGCACGACCCTGATAAATGCGATCAAGCTGGTGGTCGATGTAATCCACGGCCTGCTGCCGGTGATCGAGCCTGTGATTCAGTCTATCGTTGGGCTGATAAAGGGCATCGTATCGGTGACGATTACGGTCGTCAACGGTATCATTCGCGCCCTGAATAGTTTCTCGTTCACGGTTCCCCAGTGGCTTGAAAATGTCCCGGTGGCGAAGAACTTCGCCGGTAAGACATTCGGCTTCAACCTGTCGGAAGTGGCAATGCCCGCTTTCGCCAACGGCGGCTTTACCCGCGGGGTGAGTATCGCCGGTGAAGCTGGCACAGAAGCCGTAATTTCTTTCAAGCCCAGTGTCCATGACAGCAACGTGGAAAACTGGGTGCGGGCTGGCCGTATGTTGGGCGTGTCCGGTGAGGATGCGACCCGCGCAGCCGGTGTGCAGAACGTCCAGTATTTTGCGAACGGCGGTTTCACCGACGGAAGCAAGGAAAAGCTGGACAAGTTGATCGACTTCTCCAACGCATACGGCGAATATGCACTCCGTTCCAACGGCATCAAGTCCACCGGTGATGTGGTGTCGATGATGTGGACGGTGGCAAACAACGCCATGTCCGGGGACGGCTCCTTGGAGCTGGTGGCGACCAGCATCGCCGCCGACGTTGCTCCCATCATCCTGAACAAGTATCTAGGAAGTGACAGCACGATAACAAAGGCCGTGACCGAAGCGGCCAAGACCTACAACGGCGGCACGGTGCTGTCGAGCTGGGAAAACGGTGTTCTGACCGACACCGGAACACCGCTCTATATGCTGTCGCAGCAGGATGTGGCACAGCCGCCCGCCACGGAAGCACCCGATGTTCCGGCTGAAACGTACCAGACCGCGAAAGAATCTGCGGAGAACAGCGCAAGCGCAACGGGCAACGAGAAGTTGGACAACCTGATCGACTTCTCCAAAGCCTATGCCGACTACGCTCTGCGCTCCAACGGCATCCGCACGGCGGGGGACGCAGCATCTATGCTGTGGACGGTCGCCAACAACTCGCTGGCCGGTGACGGCTCTCTGGCTCTGGCAGCTACCAGCATTGCCGCTGATGTTGCCCCGCTGGTACTGAACAAGTATTTTGGCGGAGACAGCACGATCACCTCTATGCTGACCGAAGCGGCCAAGACCTATAATGGCGGCACGGTGCTGGCGAGCTGGGAAAACGGTGCTCTGACCGACACCGGAACACCGCTCTATATGCTGCCGCAGAGGGACACCGAGAAAACCCTGCCGGATATGCCGTCCAGTGC